CGAGGACCCCCACGCCCGTGAAATAGAAGCACTCCTTAAGGAGGGCCGATTCACGGAAATGGTGGAACTCGCTGATTCTATTGCGTCGACAGAGTTTACGACGTCAGCCCAGCATCGGCTGAAGAATCAGTTGTGTGCAGTGATACGGAAGTACCCGTACCCGACGAACAAAGTAACGTTCGATCCTCGTGCACGGGCGCTTGCAACGTTCTTGGCAAGTGAGCATAAGTGCTCTCAAGTCAATAAACGTTTCAAACTCTTCAGAACTTTGAGGAGTCCGCATGAACTAGCCCTTTCACAAGCTAGATCATGGATCTCATACGTTCTTGGCGAATTAAATCTCGCCACCGTGTGGGACCTCTGCAACTTTGGACCCGGCGCATCTATTGGAGTTCACGGTGATGCCACAAACAATGCTAGGAAAATCTTAGCATCTGAGTGGACCGTGTCTTCGAGCGCTTACTACTACGCCCAAGCCTGCCTGAAGATGGACATTCATATTCGGGAATACCTTTCCGCAAGGAAGGATCCCGAAAGTCCGTTCTTCTGCTTCTGCAACGAGTCCTTTAATCAGGGATTCGCTGCGAAGGCTATGGTGGTAGACTACAATAAGATCGCGTTCGTGCCCAAGACAGCTAAAACCGAAAGGACTATAGCTGTCGAACCGTTACTTAATGGGTATCTTCAGAAAGGTCTCGACGAGTTGATGCGAAAGCATCTCTTACGCGTCGGGATTGATCTGAGAGATCAAACTCATAATCAAAAACTTGCCCGTAAGGGTAGTTTAGAAGATGAGGATGATCCGTATGTCACGATTGATCTCAGTAGTGCTAGCGATAGCATTTCTGTGGAATTGTGTCGTGACCTACTCCCGCCTGATTGGTTCTCTTTTATGGATTCAATCAGATCCAAGTCTTATGTTCTTGAAGGGGTGAAATGCTCCTATGAGAAATTTACGACGATGGGTAACGGTTTCTGCTTTCCACTTGAGACGCTTATTTTCGCGTCGCTTTGCCACGTTGCCTCCCGAGAAAGTTCGTCCTCACAACCCGATTTTTCGGTGTATGGGGATGATCTCATCGTTCGACAATCTGTGGCGACCCGCTTGCTTCAACTGCTGAAGCTCTGTGGGTTTAAGGCCAACCTAGACAAGACCTTTCTTAAGGGATCGTTTAGGGAGTCTTGTGGTGCAGACTGGTTTAAAG